TTTTCAACCTCAAATTGCTCAAATGCTTCTGCATCTTGATTCTGCATACCATCAATAGTTTGCTGGTGTGCATCAAAAAGTGCTTGGGCTTGTTGATTGTTTAAGCCTAGCTGATGGGCTAGACCTCTAAAATACTCTGTTTGTTCTGGAGCATAATTCTCCAGATTGTAATGGTTTGCGGATTCTGGTCTACCTAAAGCATTGTAGACATCATCCATAGGTTGTCCTGCCTCTGGTAATCGTACTAACTGTTCGGCAGGAACCCCCATTTTTTTAACTAGGTTCACATAAGACTTGGCTAACTTATCTACAGTATCGAAATTCTGTAGAGAAGGTTCATGCGCCAAACCATCAGGCATTTGAGAGTAATCAAACTGATTGCCGTAAGCTTGTTGAGCTACGCCCTCTCCACCTGCTAATAAAGTAGATGCTCCTTCGGCTCCTGTGCTTTCTACTGCTTCAGAAGTTGTCGAAGTCGCTACTGCTTCCTCGCTCATAACTGTCTTTCATGCGTTGTTGAATTTTCTCTATATCTAGAGATACGTAATTTAATATAGCTAATATAACAGATCTACGACCCTCATTAAAAGAAGTTTCATGAGAATCCCCTGTTTGTGTACTGGTAAAAAAATAATTTGACTTCATCAAATCGTCAAGAACTTCTTTACCTGCTTCAGTTGCGAATACTTCTTTATAAGTTGCTCGTCTTCGTTTTTCTTTGTTATTTAACATTAACCACCAGCAATAATTTGAGATGCTTGCGCTCTCGATTTTTCTGCATTTGCAGAGATTTCGTCTGTTTGTGCAACCATTTGCCCTTGTTGCAGTTGTGCCATCATAGCTTGCTGTTCTGCTTGTGCTTGCTGTTCTCTGGCAAATTCCTGTTCATCTTTAACTACAGATGGCGGTGTTCTCAGGATCTCGGCCCCAATTTGTGCAATTTTAGCAGTATCCAATCTTTGCATTACAGTTGGATCTATTTGTGCAAGTGGAGACAAGAACTGTATTAATTGAGAAATACTGTTTAGCTCATATCCACGCATTGCTATAGATATGGGATTCTTGTATTCAATCTTGAATTCTTGAACTCCTTGCAAAGATTCAGGTACAGGTGGCAACATACCATTTGCCATCATAATACTTACTGTTCTTTCTATCATTGGACCAAGCAATTCTATTTCTTGCCTTGAAACCAAAGGTCCAAGAATCTGCATCCTATCTCTTTGTCTAGCCTGAATCTCCGTTGCCGTAAACCTCAAAACATCTCCATCTTGTGCCGTAGGGCCAGGCAATTCCACTAAATCTAGATAGAATGCCTTTTCAATGGATGATCTGACATGATTCATTTTGTTTTCCGCATAATCCAATCTCTGCATTGCAGGTAAAGGGAATATGCGTTCATCTTTACTTAGACCAGTTCGATAGTAGTTCAAGCCTCCTGGCGTTGTCCTGACAGGATTAATAAATCCGTCATCTGGAACCATCAATGGTGGATCTACCATTTTCTGTAATGCTTTGAGATAAGTTTTTTCCATCTCATTAAGCATCTTAACATCAGAAAGAGCTTCGCCTCCGCATCCTCTTCCGTATGTTTCCAAAGAATTTCTTTCCCATCTACTGCAAATAAATGGAAATTCGTTAAAACCACCTACGCTTAATATCTTCTTTTCTTCAGGCATAAAATATATGCTTGTAAACTTGAATTGATTTTGAGGTGGTTCGTTAAAAGCATAATTAGGTTTGACTACGTGACAGCAGGCAAACTTGTCATATATGGTGTTCTTTTCTTTTGTTGCAAGAACCTTTTCAGGCATATTATCTTCGCCAAAAGATTCCATTAATTCTTTTGCCGTATGCTCATAAACCCTAAAGATTGTGTCAATCCTGCCTGTTTCATTCTTGGCTAGATAGCAGTCATATAAAGGGAATGTCATAAAATATGGCCCTTCTGCTGGTATGTCTTTTATAAACATGACACCAGTACCAAAAGCACCAAGGTCTAAAAAGTATTCATGCATTGAAGGATGGAAATTGTTATTAGGTCTTGTAAATGCATCCATTAAAGCCCTAGTAACTTCTTCCAGCCAAAGCTGAACATCTCGTTCTTTTCCTAATTCTCTATTTCGGAGTTGGAGTTCAAACCAATGTTGCGCTGAAGGTGTTAGCAGATTGTGCATTGCAGAAGAGAATCTTGTTAATGCACGTACAGGAGTAGAATCAAAGATTTTTTCTCTTTTCTTTTCTCCTACAGACCGCAACGCAACAAAGTCGCCTCTATTTGGAGACATAAGATCACCTATGTCTTGCCATTGCTCTTCCCAATTACGTCTAGCTTCTTTTAAAGAGGCTAACTCTTTGTTAAGAGTTTCAAATAAAGGTGTTTGAAGATTATCCATTATCCAGTTAGCAGAGTTTGTCTACGACCAGTTCCTACTTTTTTCTTAGCTAAATCAGCACCAGATACAGCACCTAAAGCAGTACCTCCTGGCCCCATTGCCCCTGCGCCTCCCATTGCTCCTTGCTTACCACCACCTTGAAACAATTTAGGGATATTACCTATTTGTTTAATATTGTGCATAGCAATATCGCCAACTTCATTGATTGCACCACCAACTTGGTTAATGTTGTGACTTATACCTTCATTAACCCATTGCAAATCAGGTGTTGGTAAATTTGGAGTACCAAGATCCATAGTGGCTTTATTTATTCCTTGTCCTACAGCATCAAGAGGTTTTGTTACTGTCTCTACAGCTTTGCTTACTGCTCCACCCATAATCCTCCTATTTAATATCTTTGGTTAAGACCACCAGTTAATAAAGTGCTGGCATTTTTATTTTTCTTAGCGGTTTTAAAGGCTTCTTGAGCAGGACCGCCCATTAATCCTAAACCTCCTAAAGCACTTTCAGGATCATCCATAACTCCACCCATCATTTTACCTATTGGGGTTTTGCCTACAGCTTGTGAAGCCTGTTTAGCTAATGGATCTAATACGCCCATAGCAGTTTGTGCTACTGTATTTACTGCTTCGCCCATGTTTACCTTATTGCTGATATTGGTTTAAAAACGTCATTTTTGTTATTTTTCATTCCATAATAACTGTACTCATGATCCAGAGATCCAACTGCATGGTCAACCCTTTTCTTTTCTTTACCTACAGAAGCATAGCGTAGACTCATAACCGCATACCTCGTTGCAGACATAATATCGTCACGTTCTTTTACAATTTTGCCATCTTTGCGATGGTACATCCTAAGTTCTGCAAACCAATCCCCAAGGTGATCGAAGACTTTAAGACGACCCGACTGCATTCTCGTAAGCATATCCATAATCCCAGGCTCAACTGCGTTACCGCCATCAGGGTTATTAAAATGACTCCCAAGCATATTAACGCCAAGCCTGCGATAAAGTTTTGAAAGTGGTTCTCCAGATCCTTTATCATGTTGCATTCCATCATGGGGCCAAACACACGGGATTTTATCTCCCCTACTTTTAATAGCGTGTGCGTGGGTAACAGGTGTTTCTGAACGTACTGTGTAAACATCATATACATACGCTGTATCCGAGTCTCTATCCCATGCAACCCAAACACAAGCAAATGGATGATCCCAACCAAAATCAATAGCGCAGACTTTAGGCCAGTATCTTGAAAGTTGAAACGCAGGAACTTTGAGAATGTCTTCGTCAACTGGAAATACCAATCCTGAACCAAGAACAGGAATCCCCTTTGATCGCATTTGTCTTTCATGCGGAGGAAGGGCTGAAAGTATTTCTTCTTTTGCTTGTTCGTCAAGGTGAGGTGCATCATCCCATGTTGCATGATAAAGCTGTTGACCACGTTTAAGATCGTTCATAAATTGGGCTACTACGTTGGTCATGCCTTTTTCGGGAGTAAAGGTCATGAATATAAGCCCTCTGGTTTTTAAGGTAGCACGTAGTCCCTGCGAGTATATGTCTTGTGGTGGTTCCTCGTCTAACCAGACCAAATCTACGGCTTTACCCATCCATTGCTCTTTACCCTGCTCATACGATTTAAACCAGAGTCTAGAGTTGCGACCAGTAATATGTTTAACCGTTATTGAGCTAATGGCGTTGGGAATACCTGGCATCCGTTCAGTAGTAAGGATTCGGTCTTTAGGTATAAATCCTTTACCCCAATCTTCTGGATCTCCTGGCTCCCCTAACAACTCTGCTTGAACAATATCTCTTGTGTTAGAAGTGGTCATTCCTGCACACCAGACTTTAACAGGTCTTTCAAAGCGATGTCCGTCCCACCAATCAGGATATTCACCTGTTAAATGTATGGCTGTCTCGTATGCGCCTGCAACTGTTTTACCTACCTTATTTGCAGCCATAAGTAGCCTTTGTTGTGCAGGATTTCCTTGCATATCAACGGCTTTGTGAAACTGCTTCTGATAAGGATAAGGATCAAAGTAGAAAAGCTGATTGTGTGCTTTCTGATCCTCTATGTCGCTAAGTATCTTAACAGTTTTCTCTAAACTCACTGAAACGCCTCCATCATTAGTCCTTTTATGTGGTCATAAGGCGTTTTAGGGTTTCTCTTTCTAAATTCTTCATACGATCTTTGGTAATTCCTATCACGACCACCAGACTCATTTGTTTTAATGACTTTCTCGTGAGCTTCGGCTATATCTGCGACTGTAAGGCCGACTCCAATAGGTCCAAGAACTTTTGCGACTGGTTTGACCGCTTTTCCAATCGTTTTTGCCGTTTTAAGTATTTTGGACTCTTCAGGTGGT